AACTAAAACTGTTTCTGCAGCAACGATGGAAATCGGCAAAAAGGGCGGTGGTAAACACTGGACCGATGCCGAGGTCAAAGCGCGCCAAGAAGCTGCTGACAAGGTAAAACGCAAAAAGGTCGTTATAAATCCACCGGCGTGGCTGAGCGCGAATCAAGACGCCCTGGCTGAGTGGAAAAAAATCATGCAGGACGTCAAAGATATTGACCTGCTCGATAACTTGGACTCACAAATGTTGGCGGTTTATTGTGATGCTCTGGTCCAGTATCGACTTGTGACGGTTCGATCCCCGAAAAGTGCAGACGACATCAAAGAGCTGCAGGCGTGGGCGCGGATCATTTCGACGTACGCGGACAAACTAGGATTTACACCAGGGGCACGCGCACGTCTTATAAAAAAACACGCTGACGAAAAGAAAAAAGATAAGTTTGGGAGCAAGTTTGACTGATGGCTGCTCAACTTCACTTCACAACGCTTTATGCGCTTGAATGCCTCGAGGGGAAACGTAATGTTGGACGCTTTGAGAAACTTGCATGCAAGCGTCACCTCACAGATCTGGCGCGTGCTGGGCAACTGCCAGCTGAAGCTGCAAAGCGACTGAAGAAACTTGAAATAAGTGTTCCGAAACGTGACAGCAGCTTTGCGTGGCAGTTCGACGAAGAGCAGGCGGACTTTGTTGCCGTGGATTGGTTTGGGAGTCTTGTGCATGTTGAGGGACGCGCGGACATTATCGGCAAGCCGATTGTGCTGGTAGATTCTCACAGATGGGAAATCTCGATGATCTTCGGTTGGACATCGAGGACCGTGAAAATAAAACGGACTAATGGCAGAGTCGTAGGCGTGCGGAGATTTACAAAGGCTTTTGTTACGGAGAGCCGCAAGAATTCAAAGACGACGCGCGGTGCAGGAATTGGTATTTATGGCATGACCGCGGACATGGAGTCGTCGCCTGAGGTGTACTGCACTGCGGTGGACCGCATGCAGGCGCGAAAACTTTATAACGCGGCCAAAGACCTAGCAGGTTCGAGTGATGATGTGCGCATGCGGCTGAAGATCGGCAAGTACGAGATCAATCACAGGTCTCGCGGTGGCATCATGACTGCGTTCTCTGGTGAGATCAAGAACAAGGATTCATTCAACCCGTCGATCGCGTTCGTTGATGAGTACCACGCCCACCCCACTGGCGAGATGTACAACGTGCTGGAAAGCGCACAGGGACAGCGCTCGCAACCGTTGATGTACATCATCACCACGGCGGGCAAAGACGTTGAGAGTCCATGTTACAAGGAATACGAATATTGCAAGATGATCCTTGAGGGACAATCTCGCAATGAGCGCTATTTTGTGATGATCCGCCAGATGGATGAGAAGGACGATGAGCATGACCCCAAGAACTGGGAGAAGTGCAACCCGTTGATCATGTCTGACCCGCAAGCGGCTGAGGATTTTAAGGACGCGCACAATGCTGCTTTTGACAGCAACGACCCCGAAAAGATCCGCGAGTTCCGCGTAAAGAAACTGAACATCTGGGTCGAGGGAAATGAGCGCTCTTATTTTGGAGATTATCTTGTGCCTGCCCCTAAAGAAACTGTTTCGTCCTGGGATCAATGCGGTGTCAGCCGTGATGAGTTTGTTGATCTGACCACCGGGCTGATGTGCCTGCATGGCTTCGACCTTTCGAAGCGCATCGACTTGACTTCGATGGGCAGCGTGTTTGTTCTACCCGATGGACGCATTGCTGTGTCTGCGCATGGGTTCATTCCGCAAGTGGGCGTGGAACGGCATGAGAAGATGGACCGCATCCCATACCGTGACTGGGCGCGGGGAGGTTGGTTGACCATCACAGACGGTGAAATCGTTGATTATCGCAAGATCGATGACCGAATTAAATTCACCGAAAGTGAATATTTTTGGAAGGCGCACGAGCTGTGTTATGACCCCTACAATGCGACGCACTTTATGATCGAACGCGCGGAAGAAGGCTATATCACGGTCGAGATCGCGCAGTGGATGAAGATCTTGAGCGAACCGACCAAGCTCTTTCGTGAGCTGGTGGCGACCAAGAAACTTGTGCATGATGGTTCGCCTTTGTTGAGGCGTGCGCTGGCAAATGCAAACTACATCGTTGATACGAAAGAGAACATCATGCTGACCAAGAAAAACGCAGGCGACACGAAACGCATTGACCCGATCGCGTCCATCCTGACCGCGATGGTGCGTTTGCCTTCGCTGCGTGAGGCATATGACTTTGCCAGTTTCGTCAAATCGGATGACTTTGGATTTTAGCCATGAAAAAAATAAAGCTGAACGCATCTCAACGATCTACCTTGCGACGTTTGCCAACAGAGCATGACTATCAAAACGATTGGGAGCGCCGATTACAAAATTCACTTTTGGCGCTTTCGTTGTCTGATCCCCGATGGATGATGTTCGTGGAACGCGAGATCAATACCGAGACGATGAGCCTGCAAGAGATCGTGCGGCTGATCGAGGCACGCGCACGGCACCGATTTATAAAGCCGCACAGTTATTTTGGCAGGAACTGTATTGGCAGTTATATCTTCCGTGATTCATGGTTGTTTTCTGAGCGCGGCACATTAACCCCAGGGTAAAGAAAAACAGGCTCATTGCTGAGCCTGTTTTTCATCGTAGTAAAACTCACCATGATGTTTTCTTGCTTCTCTTTCATAAGCTGCTTCTGCCTCTTCTTTCGTTTCGAATCGTGCTCTAAATACTACAACTCCACGGACTATTAGCTGAGCGTCGTATTTGCCTTGCTGAAACCGCACACCTTTCACGCCAGTAGTGTTTGTTTTATATTTTTTCTTATTCCACGCATTTTCTAGAAAAGTGCAGTTCCTCAAGTTTCTTTTTTGATTATCTAAAGTATTATGGTTTATGTGATCGCAAACCATTCCATCGGGGGTTTTCATCAAAAAACGGTGCATAAGAATATGCTTCTGTTTCTGCCCTTTTCTGGTTGCATAATAAGCTTTATTGTGACGGCTCCAATGTGCGTACCATTTGAATTGATTAAGAAATTCAAAATCTTCATCATCCACCAAGGATGATTGCCCTTGTGTCAATGGAATTTTTTTCATTTCCGCACCTTGACCGGTTGGGGTACTTGGCGCGGCTGGCTCTCACCGGTTGGTCCCTTGAACGTGCCGCCGCTCAGAGCAATCGCATTGATGGTTTCAACGACGATCTCTTCGATGTCGATGCGGTCTTTGCGGTCACGCATCAGGATTTCAGGTGCGCGATAACATTCGGCGAGGTAGTACCCAAGGTTCTCGATATGGCGGGTCAGGTCGAGAATTGCCGGGGGCGCGTTGGTCTCCCTGAGATAGTCTATCAGGGTGGCAACTGCGTTTTCAGTTAGAATTTCGGTGAATTCGGGGGCAACAGGTAGAACGGAAAGATCAGACATGGCGGTACTCCTTTTGGGGTGGTTGATTCCGCCGTGCGTCTGATAAAATTTATTCAGACTGCCGTTGTGGCTCGCGCACAGCGGTGGTTCAGAGGCTGGAAGGTGGTGAGACACCTTTCAGCCTCGATTTACTTAGGTAGGGTCTTTTTCTTTGGGTTTCTTGCTGACCGGTTCTAGCTGAGCTTCTGGCGCATTTTTGAGATAGTACTCAATAGCGCGCAAAATCTCGGCATTCATAGATCGTCTGTTTTTCTTCGCAACTGCAACGATTGCTTTATGAATTTCTTTTTCAGGGAAACGAACGTGTATGGTCTGCATGTATCCATAATAGTACAATCATTGTACTATGTCAAGGGGTAGATTAAAGCCGTTTCTGTAGCAACAATTCAAATCAAGTTTGAAGCGCGTTTGCATTTCTAGATATTTTGTGCTAATATGACGAAAGTTGGGAGATAGGATATCCCCCATATCCTGTCCCCAACTACTTAGTAAATTGTGAGCGACCGCTCTTGTTGCGGTCCAAGTCGGTGTTGCGCCCGGCAAATCTCTTCGGAGGTTTGCCGGGCGTTTTTTGTTTCCAAAGGACCTATGTATCCCACTTATCCAACTGTGCCCACCGCGTACGTCTTCCAAAAGTTTGCCAATATCAACTGGCAGATGTATGGTCGCACGGAAGGCAAGCACATGGGCATTGATATGTCGCCCGTCAGTGGTCAACCCGGCGCGGCGATCTTCGCGGCGTATAGCGGCGTGGTGGTCGAGGCTGGCTATTCAGATCAGGGCGGGTATGGTCGCAGAGTCGTGATCGAACATGAGTACGGCAGGTATCAGACTTTGTATGCCCATTTGCAAACGGTGCTGGTGAAGACCGGCGATATGGTTTTGACTGGGCACAAGATCGGCACGATGGGCGGCAATGTTGAAGACAAGCAGCGCGGCGCCAGCGGCGGAACGCATTTGCATTTTGAAGTGATCCTGCCACAGCCGGTGGTCGGGTCGATCCGAACATCACGCGGGTATTGTATTGACCCGTTCCCGTATCTGCTCGAACGTTACTTCCACTCCCCCATCAACGCCATCAAAGTAACCAGCATCAAAGGGCTGCGCGTGCGCTCGAAGGCTTCGGTCACGAGCGAAAGCATCCACAATTTGACGCTGAAAGAAGTTGTGAACATTGCCGAAGTGTTGGAAGACAAAGGTGCAGAGCAATGGGTGCGGCTGTGGAGTCTGCGTGAGGAATATTGCGCGATCAAATACAACGGACAGGTGAATGCGGTGTTGGTCTCGCCGATCAAGATGGACTTCTCGCCTCTGCCTCTGCCTGAGCCACAACCCAAAGCAGAGACATACGCCCAGGGCTTTGGTGACGCGGTTGCTTTGGTACGCGAGTTTATCAATAGTCTCCCTAAGGAGGGCAATGTATGACGGGCAACAGTGAACTGATCCGACAGATTCGAGACGTGATCGAGCGCGGCGGCAGTATTGATATCAATACGCGTGACGTGTTGTTGTTCTCTGCTATTCTGGATATTTACGACTCGAACGAAAAACAAGCGGAGGCGATCAAAGGTTTGAAAAAGCAAATCACCGATGGTGAGCAAGCTCAAAAGGATGCGGTGCAAGCCATCCGTGACGAGTATCGCCCGATGAAAACTTTTTATGCAATCGGGGTCTGGGCGGCATCTGCAATCGGTTTGCTGTTTATCGGTCTGCTGTGGAGCATGTTGACGGGGCGCGTGCAGTTGGTGTTTGTGCAATGAACATAATCCGCGCGACGCTCGATGATGTGTTGGTCTTATGTGGATGCGCTTGCATCCTTTACGGTTTGTCTTTGTGGTCTGCGGTTGTGACCTGGATCGTTGGCGGTCTTTTGTTGATCGCGCTGGGAGTCCTGTACGGGAATTATCGCAATGGAAAATAAATTGAGAATTTCCGAGATGAAAGATATTCACGCAGGCAGACCTGCTGCCATTCTAGGCGGCGGTCCTTCGCTGATCGAAGATCTGCAGCGTATTCCGAAAGATGCTTTGTTGATTGCGGTGAACTACCATGCGTTCTATCATCTGCCCGAAGACCGGCTGCCCACGTACATGGTTTATAACGATGCGCCAAGCACCAACCCACTTCAGGTGATCGCTGTGGAAGAGCACAAAAGCATTCACGTCAGCCCTGAGCCGAGCAGTGATGTTGAGTTCGATATGCCCGACATCTGGACCGGCTTTTTTTCATCGAATACTGCGGCATGGTTCGCGCTGCACATGGGCTGTGACCCGGTGATCTTGTGCGGCATGGACTGCTATCAAGGACTGGTGAAGCATTGCCCGCCTTCGACGTATCACTCTGAAATGTTCGACTTCCCGCTTGATTTTTATATCCGCCCGTGGGTGGAGGATTGCAAGAATTCTGTGCCACACCCTGAGCGTTTGCGATCTGTGAGTGGACCGCTTATGAATGTTTTTGAAGTTTACGAAGGCAAATAACATGGGCTTAATTACCAACGCCATAAAAACGTTTGCTACTCTGGCAGCGACCAACCCGACTGCACTGTTTAGCGGTTACGACTTTTCAGGATCGAACAGGCATACCACCAAAGCCAAACAGGTTGTGACTGCCGAGACTGCCAAAACCATTGCAACCGCCTATCGCGCCAAGAATATTTTGGGCGACGATATTGCAAAGATCCCGCTGCAACATTTTCGAAGGACTGCCGATAAGGTCGAACCGATTGCGCCTGATGCGCGAACCCGCAATATTGCTTTTCTTATCGAGATCCAGCCGAACCGGTGGATGAACCCGTTTATTTTCAAGAAGACCATCGTTGAATGGCTGATCTTCTGGGGTAATGCCTACATTTGGCGACCTGTTGGAAGCCAGGAGTTATTTATTTTGCCTGCCAGCACCACCAAGCCAACTTTGGATAAAGACGGCAACAAGGTTTATGACGTTGTTTTCCCGAACGGGATGCGCGATACGCTGCCCGATGTTGAAGTTCTGCACATCATGATCAACTCGACCAATGGCAGAGTGGGCAAGTCGGTGCTTGAGTTCGCTGCCGAGACCCTTGGCAGACAGCTCGCGGCGTATGAAACACAAAACACGATCATCGGCGATGGCATCAAGAGCGCGGCTGTGATGCAAATGGCAGGCGCATTAGATTCTGATGGAAGGGCAAAAATCCGTGAAGAGTACAAAAAGGCGCTGTCTGAACCGGGCAGTATTGCTGTGCTTGATAACAAGGTCGTGAAGTTCGACATGATCGGGATGAAGTTGACTGATGCACAGTTCCTTGAGTCGATTAACGCGACTGACCGCGACATTGCCAATTTCTTTGGCATTCCTGAATACAAGCTCAACATGGGCAAGCAGTCTTACGAGAGCAACATGCAGCAAAAGCAGGATTACCTCGAGACCACGCTTGACCCATACCTGGTGCAGTGGGAGCAGGGTGCCCGGATCAAATGGTTATCTGACAGTCAGATCACGAGCGATTATTTCAAGTGGAACCGTGAAGCCTTCCTGCGCACAGATGCCAAGAGCCGTGCGGAATTGTTCCAACTGCGCATCAACAACGGCACCATGACGCCGAACCAGGCGCGCCGCATCGAGGATGAAAATCCGTACCCGCTGGGCGACCAGTATTACATGACCCGCAATAACGCGCCGGTCGAAGAGCTGATGAACGGCTATGTTGCTACAGAAACGGTGACCCCCTAGGAGACCCCATGAGAACCAGTTACATCCTGAACGCTTTCCTCGAATATCCCTGGGCGATCCTGCCCGCAAAGTTAGCCATTCTTGAAGACATCGTTTTGCGGCATGTGCGCGGTGAAAAGATGGATGCTGACAGTGTGCAGACGCAACTGCACGGCGCGGTACGACCGCAGGAACGTCAAGCCAGCGGGGTGGCGGTGCTGCCGCTTTTTGGCAGTATCTTCCCACGCGCCAACATGATGACCAGCCTTTCCGGCGCGACCAGCACAGACGCTTTTGGCATGCGCTTCGATGAATTGATGAACGACCCGCAGGTCAGTGCGATCGTGCTGGATGTGGATTCGCCGGGTGGTCAGGTGGGCGGCGTGGAAGAACTTTCGCAGAAGATCTACAACGCACGCGGAAAAAAGCCAGTCGTGGCGGTGGTCAACCACATGATGGCATCGGCTGCGTATTGGATCGGGACTGCTGCCGATGAAGTGGTGATGACGCCCTCTGCGCAAGCCGGTTCCATTGGCGTGTTCGCTGTGCATCAGGACATCAGCAAGGCGCTTGAGAATGATGGCGTAAAAGTGACCCTGATCAGCGCCGGTAAATACAAGACCGAAGCCAACCAGTTTGAGCCGCTCAGCGATGAAGCCCGTGCCAGCGTGCAAGCCAGTGTTGACGAAACGTATGAAACCTTCATCGATGCGGTTGCCCGCAATCGCGGCGTGAGTTCCTCGATCGTGCGCAGTGACTTTGGCGAAGGTCGCATGGTCCGCGCGCGTGAGGCTGTGAAGATCGGCATGGCAGACCGGATCGGCACGCTCGAAGAAACGGTCAACACATTGCTGAACCGAACCAACCAACCCATATCCAGTGGAGCGAAATCAGCATCCACTGACAACCCAAATGTCAACGTTACCGATGAACGCCCCTCATCCAGCACGGACGCTGCAGCCGGTGACGATACAGCACACGAGGCAAAGCGCCTTCGTGATTATCTTGATGTCTACAAATAAGGAGAAGACATGTCCAACGTAAATTTGAAGCCCTATTATGATGCCGCGCTTGCCGCGGACGCTGAAAAGCAAACCATCATGGCAGAGATGGATGCTGCTTTCAACGAAGGCACTGAAGAAGGCAAAACCAAGGCGCTTGAACTCCGCCCCGCGCTGGATGCGGCGAAGCTCAAGGCTGAGGAAGCCAACAAGTTGTATGCGTCGATGCGCGATGCGTCTGCCAACAGCACCAGCGCGCCGAGTAAATTCGTGTCTGATCAGACCGAATCACAGGTTGAAGATGACAAGGTGAAGACCCTTGCTGAATTCAACGCCCTTTCCCCACGTGAGCGCCTCGCCTTTTCACAGGCTGGCGGTCGTCTCATTGATTAATCCATAAAGAAAGCAGAGGTAAATAACCCATGTCCGCTAATACCTTAACCGGTTTGATCCCCACCCTGTACCGCGCCGCCAACAAAGTGGCGCGCGAGCAGCTTGGCTTTATCGGCGCAGTCTTTCAAGACTCAGACGTCGCCCAGGTAGCCAAAGACCAAGTCATTCGTTACCCAATCGTAGCCACTCGCTCGGCTGCTGATATCACTCCCGCTGCCACCGGTCCTGACCCTTCAGGCGAGACCGTGACATATGGCGATATGACCATCAGCAAAGAACGCTCGATCACCTTCCCGTGGACAGGCAACGAACAGGCGAGCATTCGCCAAAGTTATGCTGACGTTCTTCAGCAGCAGTTCGAGCAGCACATGCGTACTCTTGTGAACGAGATCGAAAGCGACCTCTTCACGGCGGCCAAGCAGGGCGCTTCGCGTGCTTACGGCACCGCAGGCACGACCCCATTTGCCACCGCTGGCGACATGACCGATTTTGCGCAAGTGCGCAAAATCCTCGTGGATAACGGCGCACCGACCTCTGACCTGCAATTGGTCTTGAACACAACTGCTGCTGCTCAGCTTTTGGGTAAGCAGTCCCAGCTTTTCAAGGTCAACGAAGCGGGTAGTTCTGAATTCCTGCGCGAAGCTAACCTTGGCAAGGTCATGCAGATGAACTTGCGCGAATCGGGTCAAATCGTTTCGCACACCCCCGGCACCGGCTCTGGCTATTTGGTCAACCTGACCGCTGGCTATGCTGTTGGCTCCACTGCCATCACTGTGGACACTGGTTCCAATACCATCCTGGCTGGTGACATCCTCACCAACACCAAGACCAGCCGCGACACCAACAAATACGTGGTGAATAGCGCCTTGGCTTCCAACGTGGTGACCTTGGGCAAACCCGGTAACCGCGTAGCGTGGGTCAACAATGACCCGCTGGCTGTAGGCGCTGCTTACACTGGCAACTTCGCGTTTGATCGCAATTCCATTCACCTGCTCACTCGCGTGCCGATGATGCCCGATGGTGGTGACTCTGCCGAAGATGTCGTGCTCGTCACCGATCCGTACAGCGGTCTCACCTTCCAGGTTGCCCTGTATCGCCAGCGCCGCCAAGTTTCTTACGAAGTTGGCATTGCCTGGGGCGTGAAAGCCGTCAAGAGCGAATTCATCGCCACGCTGCTTGGCTAATAGTTAGGAATCCCAGGGAACCCTACCTTCCTCCCTGAAGAGACCCACTCGCGGCGGGCGACTGGCACGCCTGCCGCGAGATCTGAGGACCCATGAGCATACTGACTGCAACCGAAGCTGCGAACGCTCTGCGCGTACTTTCCACGGACCCGCGTCTGGTGGATCTGCTGCCGATCATCGATGCGTATATCGAGGCTGCGACCGGGCGCGATTGGAGCGCGGATGCGACCAAGCATAAGATCGCTGTTTCTGTAGCAACGATGCTGCTGGTGCAGTGGTACGAAGACCCCGGCGCGCTGGGCGGGACGGGCGATATGCCGCACGGCATTACTGCCCAGCTCACGATGCTCGAAGCCGAAGCACTGAAGTATCGCAAATACACGTTCACGGGCATCAATGGGGCAGGTGCGGTCTCGCTGTCGGGCGCGCGGATCGGTGATGAAGTGATCAAGCTGCTGGGCATCTATGGTTCCAGCGGGAGTCAGACCGCGAGCTTTGAGAGCACGATCAGCGAGACCGATCAGATCCAACAAAGTTCCGGCGCAGACCTGTCTGAAGTCATTTTTGTAGTGATCCTCAAAAACCCTGCGGATGATGTGACAGCATGAAGCTAGGCGAACGTATCACCAACCCTGGCGAACTGCGCACCCTGATCACGTTGCAAGTGGCAACATTTACAACGGATGCAGGCGGTGCGCGCAAGCCATCCTGGGCAAACGTCGCGAGCAATCCCAATGTGTATGCCAAATGGGTCAACGCGCATGGACCCGAAACTGCCGCGCAGGCAGAGAAATCGATCCAACGTGCCACGGTTACGATCCGATATCGCAGCGACGTCAATTATTCCACCGCCATCGTAAAAGGCTCAGAACGCTGGCAGGTTAAGTCCATCGACAATATTCAGGACCGTAACGAATATCTGGAGCTGCAGGTAGAGCTGGTGAAAGGCACCCTATGACGACACAAGCCTATTTCACTGTTCGTGGTCTCGAAGAGTATATGGATGCCATATTAAAGGCAGGCAAGGATATCGATGCCGCAGCGCAGCGCGCACTGACAAAAGGCGCACCAATACTGCAATCGGAAATGCAAGACCTTGTCCCGATCGACGAAGGCAATCTGTTCGAACATATCCAAGTCGATGGTCCACATCAAATGGGTAATTTCTCGTGGGTTGAAGTTGGCGTCATCCATAAGTCAGGCTCTACTGATGCCAAGACAGCTCGCTACGGCAACGCGCAGGAATATGGCTGGTCCAGCGGAGGCAAGTTCCACCCTGGCAAGTCCTACATCCGTCCCGCAATTGATCGCAAGCGCGCGCTCGTACTGCGTACCATCCGAGAGTCGCTCAAGGCTGAAGGATTGGCAGACTGATGACCAGCATTTTCAAGCGCGTCAATGACGCCCTGGCAACTCTTTCACCCGCCATCCCGTTCGAGATGGATACGTTTCAAGTGGTGAACAACACCAGCCTGCCAGACGTGTACATCGTGTACCAATTGATCTCCGGTGTGCCACAAGACCATGCCGATAATGCCGAGATCACGCGCACGTATCGTGTGCAGGTCAACATCTGCAGCGTCAGCGGATTGGACAGCCTGCCCGACGTCAACACAGCCATGCTGTCCGCTGGCTTTACTAAAGGACCAGAACGCCCGTTACCCAAAGACCAGGACACAGGTCACTTTATCCTGGCAAAAGATTTTTTCTATCTTGAAGTTCTATAAAGGAGCAATATTATGACCCCTGTTCAAGCCGAATTTCGACAGACTGTCGGTCTCGACAATCTCTACGCTGCACAGATCCTGACAGATGACGCCGATGCCTTTACCACCGATACGCCGTTCAGCCTGGCGCCGGTTGCTGAAGCCGTTGCGACACCGTCCACAGATTCGCAGACGCAATATTTTGACAACCAGCCGTATGACACCCTGCAGAGCGAAGGTGATACTGAGGTCGCTCTCAAGATCTCCAACCTGCCTGCAGAATATCATGCGCTGCTGACCGGCAACACGTTTGATGCCGCCACCGGTCGTGTACTCGATAGCGCAGAAGGCAATCCGCCTGAGTTTGCGCTCGGATTCCGCTCAAAGAAGGCGAACGGATCTTATCGCTATTACTGGTTTCTTAAAGGCACCTTCGCAGCTCCCAAAGATGAGGCGTCCACTCAGAAAGACACGCCCGATCCTAAAATGGTCGAGCTTGTTTATCGTGCAATCAAGACTGTCCACAAGTTCACCGTGGATGGCATCGCCAAATCTTTCAAGCGCGTTTGGGGCGATGAAGACACAGCAAACTTTGATGAGACCGGCTGGTTTTCATCTGTGCAGATCCCTGCATCTGGCTCGCCGTCTGCATTCAGCCTCTCTTCATCCTCGCCTGCCGATGGCGCCACTGGCGTCGTCGTGAGCGCAAACTTAACGCTGACCTTCAGCAACGCGTTGGCTGGTAATGCTGAGAATGGCATCGTGTTGATCAATCCGACAACCGGTGCGGCGATCGCTGCAGCTCGCACCATCAATGCAGCTCGCACTATCGTCACCATCAACCCCAACAGTAATCTTGGTGCAAGCACAGATTATCTTATCGTGATCCCTGGTGTGACCGATATCTATGGTCAAACGCTTTCAGACACGGTAGTCAACTTCACCACCGCCTAATGTATCGATTGAGCAGGGTCTCATTCGTGAGACCCTGCTCGAAAAGGACATCCCATGCCAGAACCAATTGAACTTAATTTCTACAACGAAGACGATGAGGTAATTGCAACTCACGTTTTACATCGTGTCAAAACAAAATTCCTGAAAATGGCGATCAGCCTCAAAAAGGAAATTGGAGATCCCGACGAAATGGGCGAGCAACAGATCAATGCCCTGCTCGATTTCATCGTGGGTCTGTTCGGTGAAAAATTTACCCGTGACGAGTTGGAGGATAAGACCGATCTATTCGAGTGCTACGCGGTGCTCGGGCAGATCTTCGGTCGTGCGAACGCACTGGTAAAACAACTTGCCGGGGCAAACCCTACGGTCCAGTCACTGAAGAAGACGTAGACGACGGCGGTGACTGGTTCCTCGACCTTGAATGTCAACTGGTGGAGTCCTTCAAATGGAGTCTTTACCAGATTGACGAAACCGACATGGAAAGCCTTTTGCCGTTCGTGATGCGGTATCCGCAGTGGAAGAGACGCGCGGAAACTAAAACCACAAGCGAACGCAAATATGCAGACCAGGTGAATTGGTTGTGAGATGGCAGACGATAACAGACTATCAGCAAAAAGCGGCATAGATACCACTGATTTCAAGACCGGCGTTGCGGCAATGAACCGCGAGCTGCGCGTCTTGGAGTCTGGCTTTAAGGCATCCGCAGCGGCATTGGGTGATTGGTCCAGTGATGCCACTGGTCTGGAAACACGCATCAAATCGCTGACCAGTCAGCTCGATATCCAACAAAAGAAAGTCAGCGCCACACGTACCGAGTGGGAACGCGTCAAGGCTGAAAAAGGCGAGAACAGCAAGGCTGCGCAGGACCTCGAGATCAAGTTAAACAAAGAGACCGAAACGCTCAACAAAATGTCCAATGAGTTGAGTAACACCGAAGGCGCTCTGCAAGACTTGCAGTCGGGCGCGGACGATGCTGGTCAATCAATGGATGATCTCGAAGGCAGCACCACCAGCCTCGGCGATGTCTTGGCAGGGCTGGGTACTGTGGTATCCGGCGCGGTCACGGTCCTTGTTGCTGTAGCAACAGCAGCCGTCGCTGCAGCTGGGGCAATCGCCGGTCTGGTCTTTACAGCTGCTGCTGCGTCCAATGATCTGGTAGACCTCTCTACAAAGACAGGTATCTCGACCGAACGGCTTGAAGAACTTGCCTATATTGGCGACCAACTTGGAACATCGCAGGATACGATCACCGGCTCATTGGCGCGCTTGACCCGTTCGATGGATGGCGCCACCGACCAGACAGAGGATTACGCCGAAAAGGTAGCCGAGGCAAAAGCGGCAGGCAAAGATTGGGAAGATATCGAACTGGGCGATACGGCTCAGGCATTCCAAACCCTGGGTGTGTCGGTCACGGATGCCAGCGGCAATCTGCGCGATAACGAAGCGGTCTTTGCCGATCTCATCGATGCGCTGGGCGCGATCGAGAATGAGAGTCAACGTGACGCGTTGGCGATGTCGCTGTTTGGCAAGTCTGCGCAGGAACTTAACCCGCTCATCAAAGCGGGCAGTGCTGAAATGGCAAAGCTCGCTGAAGAAGCGCGTGAAATGGGTGCGGTCGTTGACGGCGAAGATAGGCAGGCGCTGGCAAACTTTAAAGACATGCTCGATGGCATGAAGGCTGGTCTGACCGGCACGTTGACGACACTGGCAGCGGCATTCCTGCCGGGCTTTCAGCAGATCTTCGGACAGGCGCAAGGATACGTCAAAGAATTCGCGTCCATTGTAAGCGGCGCGGATGGTGATCTGGGTCAGATCGCCCAGGGTCTGGGTGGGCTGATCGGCAATATTATTGGCGACGTCGCCCAGCAAGCGCCGGAAATGCTCAACGCCGGGCTTGGTATTTTGCAGTCCATCATCGATGCGATCGTGGTCAACCTGCCCACGATGATCCCTGCTGCCATTGGCATCATCACCAACTTGCTGGACTTCATCGTTCAGAATCTGCCGACGCTGATCGAGGCAGGTTTGGAGATCCTGATTGCCCTGGTGCAGGGCATCACGCAAGCTTTGCCGACGTTGATCCCTGCCGTGGTGCAGGCACTGCTTACGATTGTGCAGACTCTCGTCGAGAACCTGCCGATGCTCATCGATGCTGCCCTGCAATTGATCCTGGCATTAGCCCAAGGGTTAATCGCTGCTATCCCAATCCTGATCCCTGCCATACCCGTCATCATTGAAGCCCTAATTGCTGCAATCGTGCAAGCATTGCCAATGATTGTTACCGCTGCGATGGAACTGGTCAATGCCATGACGTTGGGTATTTTGCAAAACATCCCATTACTACTTACTGCCGCAGGGCAGGTGTTGGTGGCATTGGCTACATATCTTTATCAAGATGGACCAAAAATGTTTATGGCTATCGGTAAATCTTTGATAGATGGCATGTGGCTGGGCATCAAAAATAATTTTGGGCAACTGGTCGCAAATTTTAAAGCGCTGGCAGGCAGTTTGATTACCACAGTGAAAGGTGTCTTTGACATGCACTCTCCGTCAAAAGTTGGCAAAGACATTGGTGCAAATTTTATTGGATCTATCGGTCTGGGCGGCGATGACGAGGCGCCTAAGTTGCGCCAGATGCTGACCCGTCAGATGCTTGGCTTGGCAGCCGACCTCAGCGCAGTATCCGCTCCCCAGCTGGGCGTGCCAGGCATGGCTGGAGTCGGAGGCGGTAGCTCGATGATCAACATCGGCGACATCATCATCAGCGTGCCTGGCACGAACGCCACACCGCAACAGATCGCAGTCGCAGCCCAAGAGGGTGTGCTGAGCGCGGTCCGCAAGATCGGAGGCGGCTAATGTATCGCCTAATTCGCTTCGGTCTTACCAGCCTTGAGCATTACAACCAGGTGGATGTCATCGGGTCCGGAGCCACGCCAATCTCATACTATCCACTGCCTGATGGTGGAGCTTTGGATCAATTCGGAAGCCAGCAAAAACACGTGGGCACGGTTGAGCGTATGAGTTCGCGGCGCCTGCGCGGGGCTACAGCTGCCGAGACGGAGCAACTCTACTTCCAATTGCTGGCACTGCGTGGCACACGTAATCGCCTGTATCGCCAGACCAACGCTGGCAACATCCACTGGCAATATGCACGCCTGGTGGAAGTCACGGCTCAGCGTAGTTATGAGCAAACAAAATTCGGTAATGGCATTATCCAGGATATCGATCTGCGCTTTGTCACTCAAGAAACCTTCTGGCGCGGCAGCCTGGGCGGGGCTTGGTATTTCGACAGTGGCGAATATTTCGACACCGGCTTGTCCTTTGATAGCGCCCAGTCATTCGATCTAGACAGTTCGCCGACTGCAATCACGGTCCCAACCAGCGAGGATATTGGTCGTGCCACAATCCGCGCATTGCAGATCACTGTGGAGGCGGGCAGCTCTGCCATTACGAGTATTACGATCGCTCGCACTGGTGGAGAGTCTATGACGTTTAGCGGCACGATCGCATCGGGCGACGCGTTGATTATTGACACGGGCACGATGCAGGTCACGAACGACGGCAACGATGCCTATGATGACCTGACTCTTTCGCCGACTGCCGACTTGGCAGCCTGGTTCTCCCTGCCTACAGGCAACAACGATATCACCATTACCTATACTGGCGGCGGAACAGGCTCCACAGTCGACTTTAAATACTATGAGGCTTGGTACTAATGGAGATCCGTAACTTTTGGGTAGATATCGAGGACGCCTCTGGCAGCCGAGTTGGCAAAGGACCGTTGCGCGGATCTCAATTCCACTGCGCACCGCATTTGTCTGCGTCGGGCACGTTTGGCTTTGTTGTATCGATCGCAGATCCAAACCTCGCCGCATTGGCAGAGAAACGGATTGCCATCTGCAAATATATTGATCGCGACGGTAACCTGCAAACGTTTGGCGGTGGCGTCATCGACAAGATCACGCGCTCGATCGGCGCGGATGGCGGTATGGAAATTGCAGTGTCAGGCAATGATCTCACTCGCGAACTGACCTATCGATCCGTAGGCACGCTCGATCTCTCTGCTGGCGGTCTGGGAGTCACTGACGGTCCCGACCAGATCGTGGCATTGGCGCCTGCCGGTTGGACGATCAATAATGGCACAACCCTCACCAACGTCTATTCTGGATACGATGGCGAGACCGTGCTCAATGCGCTGATCGGCGTTGGTGAGCACATTGGTGAGCATTGGCGCTTAGGCACGGGGCGTGTCATTGACTGGCTCGGACCCGCGTCGACGTTTGTCGCCTCTGGGGTACGAGCGGTGCAGCACCTCAACAACCCTGTTGCTGCAGAAACAGCTGACGAAATTGCCCTGATCACGTCGCTCGAAGAAGTGAGTGATGCTGCCGACTTGATCACGCGGGTGATCCCTCGCGGCTCTGGGAACGGCGGCGTGGCGCTGACCCTGGCGCATGTCACCGATACAGCGCCGACCGGCTATACCCTGAACGCAACTGCAAACCACATCACCCGTGACGCCAGTGAGTCTACATACGGACGCATCGAGCGCGTGTTGGACTATAAAAATATTGGTCCGCTCTCGAACACCACGGCAGACATTCAGGCGGCCGCCAACATGCTGATGCAGGCATCCGTCGAGCATTTACGCCGTTATGGGGCACCGCAAAAGTTTTATAAGGTGGGTCTGGCTAAGGTTGGTGTTTTGCTAAAGCCTGGCACCACCTTGCGCGTGGTCTATCGTTCCATGCTCGATGGAGTCGTCAAGTACGACCTGGACGGTACCTACATCATTCTCGCGGCTGAGCACGTGATCGGCGCGGATGGTATCTCGACCACATCGGTGACGATATCCACCATTGACCGCATGCCCATGACAGACAGCGATTACCTCGCGCAACAGGTCATGAGTGCGCGTGTGCTCAGTGCGCATCAACAGTTAGGATCCAGCGTAGACACATTCCCGTACCGTGATGAGATGGACGATTCTCATGGCGCGTCGATGCGGTTCTGGCTGGGCGATGAATATGTGTCCATCCAGCGGGCAGTGCTGCGATTTAGGATCCAACCGCTTCGCAGCACAGTTAAAAGTGTTGCGGGGTCATCCACTTCCACGGCAAGCGGCGGCGGATCCACTACAGCAAGCGGCGGCGGTTCGACCAGCGGAGCTGGTGGTGCAAGCACTCAATCGTCTAATCCGGGTAGTTGGTCTAATGTGAACACAACAATCCAAATACCATCAGGCAGCAATCACTATCACGGCGTTGGTGCAACAATACATACTCATGATGTATCAATTCCATCGCACACGCACACGATACCTGCTCACTCTCATAGCACTCCTGACCACACGCATGATCTCACGCCAAACATCTCAATGACCTATGGCATCTTTGAAGAGAGTGGTGGAAATACATTGGCACTCGCCAACCTGGTAATCAAGCTAAATGGCGGCTCAGACCTAAATGCCAGCGTAGTAGATATCAGCAACGGCTGGTACGAGCTCGATATCACAGAGCAATTGGTAGACACTGCATTTAGACCGTCGCAAGAAAACAATGAGATCGCAATTACAACCGCAACTGCCAAAACCGCCCGCATCGAAGCACAGATCACCGTGCGTGGCGTCGTGCAGGCAGTTGCCTATTCTTAGGAGAGTTTATGACAACAAATCACCATACCCCAATACCGAACGGTGCCCCTGCCAATGTTGCAGAAGTTAACGCCCCACTGAGTCAGCTTGATACAAAAATATCCAGCCTGGATGTTGCTGTAAGCGCTGTTGTCGCTGAATCTGCAACAAGCGTCAGTGACATAGCGGCTCTTGAGGCGGATGTAGCTGATCACGAAACACGCATTGTCACGCTCGAGGGAGATATGCCCGTGCCATCTGGTGTTGCAGGCGAGTTTTACAATGGCTTGGGCGGTTTTAGCGTACCCGCTGGGTCTGGCTCTACCAATGGGCACGTGATCCAGGCGGAGGGAGTAGATCAGACTCAACGCGTCAAAATCAACTTTACCGGACCCGGCGTGACTGTGGTGGACGGTCCGTCTGCGACAGAGGTACAGGTGTCAGCAGGGTCTTTGCCAGATGGCGACTATGGCGATGTTGTTGTGTCCAGCAGTGGCGCTGTAATGACCGTTGAGGCGATCGGTGGAAAAACGGTCTCAACCGATGGCACATTGGCAAGCAACTCAGACAGTTTGATACCTAGCCAAAAGGCAGTTAAACAATATGCAGATGCTCTCATTGCATCAAGTGATGCAATGGTATTCAAGAACGTCATCGACTGTTCGGCTAATCCCGATTATCCATCAGCCGACCGCGGTCACACCTATCGTGTCAGTGTGGCGGGTAAGATCGGTGGAGCGAGTGGTGTAAACGTTGAGGTTGGCGATCTGTTGCTCTGTCTGACCGATGGCACGGCATCAGGTGATGAGGCGGCAGCAGGAGCCAGTTGGGCGATTGCGCAGGCTAATATTGATGGCGCGGTGACTGGTGCCCCGTCCTCAACCAGCGGCAATATTGCGACGTTCAATGGGACGTCTGGCAAAGTCATTCAGGACGGCGGCAAAGCTCTGCCAAGTGGCGCGATCGTAGGCACAACGGACTCGCAAACACTTACCAACAAAGATTTGAAGTCTTCATCGAACACGCATGAAGAAAAAACCGAAGCGGTCTCAGCCGCAAGCCATACACCTACTGGTGGCTCGTTTCGCAACCGTCTTAAGGTCACGGCGCAGGCAGAGGCAGTCACCATCAACTCGCCGAGCGGCACGCCAGCCGATGGCAATATGTTGCTCATTATGATAAAAGACAACGGTACAGCCCGAGCAATCACATGGAATTCCATTTTCATAGGTGAAAAACCCACCACAACCACTTTGGGAAAGTGGACAATTGTAGTGTCTATGTATAACAGCACCGATTCAAAATGGCAAAACACAGCGCAGTGGACTGAAACCTAATGACCGATACAACTGCATTTGATCTTACATTAAACGTAGACTCTGCTGGCTGGAATGGGTATACGATTGTCCCATTATTCCAACCGGCAGGGTTAACTCTGCCAACAGGTGCAATAGCACAAATACGGTTCACCAT